ACTCAAGATAATGTATCGTTCCAGCAACCCCCGCAATCGTCGACGTGCCAAGTATTGTTCCAGTAGGGGGACCAGTCCTGACAGAAAACGTCCCCGTAGGATTCCACGTAATAGACACCTGTGAGCTGCCGCCGTCCATAAGCGTAATCTGAAAACTTCCGCTGCCAGGCACAACAAACCTGACTCCACCAATACAGCGCGCTATGCTAACAAGGAACGTTCGACTAATGTTGGCGCTCCCGTTTAGCGTTATAGCATACCCAACTGAACTAAGCCCATTAACTATGTTCGTTGTTCCAACAGTCGCAAGCCATTCGCCCAACATTAACACTGGACCCATGTTAGCCGAATTAACCGGGCCGTACTTGTCGAAACCGTCCATGAACAGACAAGCCATCAAAAGTCTCCCCTAGATCATAAGCGACGCGGCTATAGTACCGTAACAGCCTGCGATAGTAGAGTCAACAGTTGGCGCAGCATACATCCTCATATGATCGCCAACCGCCAAGCTAAAAGTCAGAGGAACATTATACGCCCCCGAAGTCGAACCAGGGGTGTAGTCTAACGTCCCGACTGTGGTCACTGTTCCAGCGACTGTTACGGTTTGAATTTGCAGATGGACCGCGGCCGCCGGTGGCACCTCGCAACCAGGCGTCGGACTACCGGCCAAGTTTGGCGCGAACGTCAATGCCTTTGGCGCCTGGACGTCAAATATCTCATAATTCCCATCCCAACTATCTAGCACAAAGTCCGTAAATTTGCCGCCAACGGACCACGACTGATACCACACATTCGGCACCAAACCTTCACCCGTTAGTGTATACGTATACGCGTCAACATCAGACAGGTTTTGTAACTGTAACCCAAGTAAGTTAAATGATGGAAACTTAAAATACAACGTGGTTCCGATAAGATTCGATGCGAACCTATGTCTGAATGTTGCGGCGGATATTATTCCAAACTGTGCCCCTGAACTGTGGCCAGCACTCGGCGTTGTATATACCCCGCGCCGAATATAGGTGTCAAACGTATAATGAAAGTCGCTAGTTAGCGTTACATTCGTATAACTTATTATCTCGCCGTCGACCCAAGCCAGACTCAAGAACTTATCGGCATATAACTCGGTCGTTGGATTAATTTGGCCCTGAGACATTGTAACGTCGACCATCATCGCGTTAGTCGTATCAGGATCACTGCCCAGGGGAAAGTTTGCCGTTAAAAGTCCCTGAACCTCCCCCATAAATATAACTCCCAACATACCATAACTAGCGTCGTCAATACTAACATGAATCTCACATCCGCCCCAATCGGTTTGTCCAGTCGCAATAATCATCAAATTAAGAGCATTACCCGATAACGTTGGCGGCGGCTCGAATATTATCGGCGCGTTAGTATTGCCGGGAACTGCATCAATCGACGCCTCGGCCCCCTGACCCTGGCCGACTTGAACAGGATACTGGAACGCCGTTGATACGCCCGACGGAGAAACTGTAAACGTCATATTATATTCCTTCCCAGGGATTGTCGTGGCACGCGGTTATTGGCAACCCATACCCGAGGAATCCGCTGCCCATTGGCCAAGTCGGATACAATCCGGGTACGTCTTTTTTCGATTGGTCAATCCCCGCGCCAAGGTAAACCTTAACGTCGCTAGGCCCGATACCAGGTGGCGGATAGTTAACAAACGGTGGCAACGTGGCACCATCTGATCCGTTATAGTTTCGATAAAACAGGTCGGGTCGCCGAACGCCCCCAAACGGTTTCTCACCGAACTCTCCTAAGTCGAATATTGCCCTTCTAGTCGACGGATCATAGAAGTGTTTCCAACCATCAAGACCCAACGTGTTGTTGTGAGAGAACCAAAAGTCCGTGACACAACCAGCAAATCCGTTGTTGTAGTAAAACAACTCGGGTGTCATTTGCCAACCGCCCCAATACGCGCCGTGCCAACCGACCGCCTGTATCGCCTTCCACTCTGGAATATATATTGTCGACGTGCCGCCGTCTGCATTAGTCACAATGACTCCGCCACCTGTTGGCGGCGGCTTGGGAAACGGTACCATTGTGACTCGATTACCGTTCAAAAAGACGTCAAATCCCTGATTTGCCATGTACGCTTCTTCAGCGTTCCAAGTAATATACAAATTCTGCCAAGCGCCCCAGGTAATCGGACGACCCGCTGACATTATCCTAATCGCACTTTGCAAAGGCCAATACGGGTCTATATAACCGGGTGGCGGACCTCCAGGTTCACCCTCTGCATGAGAGTAGTCTGTCATCCAGCAGGCTATCCTACCGTCAGCAAATAGCCCCACCGCTAAAGTGGGCTTATTCAAATGGGCGCCCTCATAGCGACCTAGGCCTGGTGGAGGCAAATGGAAATCAACTAGGGTGCTTCCATAGCGCAGCTTTCCGGGCCAATGCCAAGCCCCCGCCGAGTGAAACGACATAATGCCCGAATAAAAGTAATTCGGATAATGTTGTTGAATTTCATTCTCTTCGCTAAACGCAGTCGTTGGAAACGGCCTCGACCCCTCGGGCGTAAGATCAACATAACTCAATGGTATTGGCCAAAGCTGGTCAGTGAATTGCATCCCGTTCCGGCTTGGCTTAATCCATACCGACATACAACCATACTTTGGATCTATAACTTGTGGCACTAAAAATTCATCAAACAAATTGCCGCCCGGTTTTGACGTGCCAGGAACCCGATTAAAGTCCCACGGGTTAGCACAATTGCCGCCATACCAGAAATGTATCGGTTGAGAATTGTTCCAGGGAGGGACTGCCCGTATTGGGTGGACCCCCAGACCATTTGGCACTTCTTCGCATTCGAGTTCCAAGTCACCGTTGTCATCTTCCTCGATCGACAGTATGCGAAGATTAATACCATTCAGATAATTGTCGGCAGTATTTATTGGTGGCCCCTGGAAGTCGCTATTGGGTCTCATTAACGTCAGGTTGCTCAATTGTACAATATCCATCGGCTCAAGCAAACTATACTTCCAACCGACTTTGAACTTCAGCGTATTCCGAACATATTGTAGTCGTTGAAGTATAGTCTGTGCTGAGAAGTTGGCCGCGTAAGGAGTTGCGAACGGCCGGCCCTGAATATTCTCCCCGGTTCTCAGGCCAAAGTTGTCAATGGCCGACTGATCGAACGCCGACAAAATCGTCGAGTTATAATTATTCACCCGGTCCAAATATTCCATACTGACCCAATTCGGCACCTCGACCGGCGTGGTTCGAGTCATTGCGATTGGGTCGGCCGAGTCGAGTAAAACGTCACCACCGAATACAGGATCGCGGAGAATATCGTCCGCATTGAAAATATACTGACCTACTAAGTTTGGCTGCCAAGTACCGACGGCGCTATCAGCCATCGGAATAACACTAAGCAAACCTCCCGACCAAAGCAATGTACAGTTGATTAGTTTTAGCATTCCATTGAGCCACTCAACTGCCGTCTGTTGGCCGTCCATCGACACCGAAATGCCCATATTAGCTTGTTGACAGTACAGTGTCACGTCCGCCATACTATTAACAAACTCAGCCGGAAACAGCGCCCCGTGTTGGGGATCAGTTAAAAAATGCGTAATCACCGCGCCAGGATCAGCGTCATCTAAACCGTCCAATGTTCCGAACAAAAACCCCTTTATCTCGAAACTCAAATTTGGTATAACTGGACTTTGTCCTAAGTCCATTGGCGTGCCAGTTATATGACAAGTCCCGGAATAGTTTATGCTCGGAACATCCAGTGCCGCATAGGTTGGGTCTGCCGCTTGTCCGTTCTCGCCTCTATAAAAGTTAAGTCCTATGTCGCCCCAGTTAGCGACTTGGGCACTAGCCCAAACTCGGCCTTGAGTGGCAATGTCGGCCGGGCCTTCACAAATTCCCATATCAAGGTCAATACTAAAATCCGGTGGCGCTTTCTTTCCACCTTTCTTGGAGTCCCCGCCGCCCTTTGAAGTCGTAGACGTGCCGCCAATCGGCAGTGGCCCAACACCTTTGCCCTTTTTGCCGCCCCCTGGACCCCTGAAGCCTCCGAACGCAATAAGGTTCATCTGCTGTCGCACAGTTCCATATATCACCGGAACCACAGCGCCGACCTGAGATGTGTTATATCGTAGCGCATTTTGCGCTTGGCGCATCCAAGCATTTGTTTGTAAAAAGCTGTAGTGCGGCCGGAAAAGTCCGCTCATGCTGGCCGCGCCACACCAACTTGAATCTGCTCACCCTCAATCGTCAGGTCGCCATTATTGTCTTCTTCGATTGCGAGTATTCTAATCGGTTGCTGGAACAAATACCTATCGCCATATTGACCCGTTAGCATCACTATGTCCATTGGCTCCAGGAGACTGTATTTCCAACCAACCTTAAACTTATACGGTATGTTGCGGATATATTGAAGCCGCTGTAACGCTAGCTGAGCCGACGTACCGGCCGGGCCGGAACCGGCGAATTGTTTCCCTTGCATGTTGTCGCCAGTTCGTAGCCCATAGGCATCAATTGACGACTGATCGAACTTGGATAAAATAGTCGAATTATAGTTGTTCCCTCGGTCCATATACTCCATACTAATCCAATTACTGGCGTCAACTGGATTAACCCGAGTCACCAACAGGGGATCGGCCCGATCAATGCCAATTTCACCCTCAAGCTTAATATCTGACAAAAAGTCGTCATCTGTCAAAATATACTGTGCTTCCATGTTCGGCATCCAAGTGCCGACTTGTGTATCGCCATACGTTACAAACTTCAACATGCTACCCGACCAAACCATAGTCGTATTTAACATCTTAATAAACGCGCCGATCCACTCCAAACCAGTCTGTTGGGCGTCCATTGAAACACTGATACCGAAACCAACCTGGTCGCAATATAGCCCAAAGTCGTCAAGATTGTCCAAATACTGTTCCGGGAACCCAACGCCGCGCTGCGGATCTAGCAAAAAGTGCGTAATAACATGCTGCGGATTAGCATCGTGATCGCCGAGTGTACCCGCGAAAAACCCACTGACTTCTAAACTAAGGTTCGGTATAACTGGGCTTGGCCCTAGGTCCATAGGCGCAGCCACAACATGACAAGTTCCTGAGTAATTTACCGGAGTTGCGCCCTGTTGCAAGTCGCCAGTTGGGTCGGCCGCCTGACCATTAGTTCCACCATATAAATGTAGTGGGAGGCCGCCGAAGGTAGCGACTTCAGCCGATGCCCAAACCTTATTACCGGAGGGGATGTCAACTGGCCCCTCGCAAACACCAAAGTCAACGTCGACACTATAATTTGGTGGACCCTTTTTTCCGCCCTTTTTGCCACCGCCGCCACCTTTACCAGTTGACGATGTGCCGCCAACTGGAAGCGGGCCAACCCCCTTACCTTTTTTGCCGCCGCCCGGACCCCTGAAACCTCCGAACGATATAAGATTAACTGCCTGCCTAACCGTCCCATATATCATTGGAACAACAGAACCGACCTGCGATGTGTTATACCGTAAGGCGTTTAGGGCTTGCTTTTGCCAAGCATTAGTCTGCAAAAACGAGTAATGCGGCCGGAATAGGTCCATTATGTTTTCCTACAGGAACAGTCTTGGACGGAAATAGCGCCTATGTAACATTTTTAGCCAGCCGGTATCTGCGGCCCCACGAACGACCTTACGCTGAACAAACGCCGCGTGGACTATCCAAGGCCAGTCGACGATAATTCCCCCATGACTAAAGACCTTTGCGTCTTTCATCCTAAACAGAACTATATCCGCGGGCAATAAATTACCTGAATCGACCTCGACACAATAATTTAGCAGCGTTTTGGCGTACCATTCGAGATCCTGATGGCGATGAAAGTCCGGCGGATAATAGCCGGTCACTAGATGCGGCATACAGTCACATCGCTCATAAACCTCTATAAGCAATTGTCCACAATCGACCCCGGCTCCTTTAACTCGGGCCATATGATGGAACTTTGTTCCGATCCACGACTCAGCCTCCGCCACAATCTTCTGGCGAAGCGCAAACTTCTCGTCGTCTGTCATATCGCAGTCTCCGGTGGCGGAATATACGGAAAACCTCCAAACCGATCAGTGTTGTGAAAGTCCGCGCAACGACTCTGTGTATGGTTGCAACCTGGAAGAAGGTTAAATTCGTCGCCGGCAACGACCGGAAAAATCCACGGCTTAAGAAAATATATAGTATTGCCGGAAATCATACCTATGGTTCGCGAATAACCCAAATTAAGCCCATTAAGTGACGTTATAGTTCCGTTGTCGTAAATGTCTGTCGGATTTGGCACCCATACCCCTGTGTCGAATACCAAATGGTTCTGGTCCGACCCGGCAAGCATAGTGAGGCCGACTTGACCAGTCCCCGATCCACCGCCGGGGGCGGCTCCTGTGACTCGGTTATAGTCGCAGCCAGGCGCGCCAAAGATCCAACCACAAGACGCTTGATAAAGCCGCCGGGGCATCTGAATGGTCAGCAAATCAAGCAACGATTTGACTTTAATGGTGATCTTCGTTCGACCGACTGTTATATCACTAAGTCTGCCGTAGAACCAGGTTATCGACCCTTGGCAAGTTCCGAGGATTCGGGAGTCGCCGGGATTTGTTGCAAAGAACGTGCGATCCAATCGACAGTATCCTCCGTCAAACAAGCCGTGAAATATGGCTTCTTGCCAGGTCATATTTGACGTATTACCCAAAACAATATAATCGTCGCCGCCAACGAGCATATCGACTTCAAGTTCGTCGATCTGGGGGCCGATCTGGGTTTTGACTTTAGTTCGCGAAAATCGCGGCCCAGCGACATAGTATTGACAAGCCGAAATCTCGTCACTATCCTGTAGGCCACCCGCAGTGGCGTCTTGGTCCATCGTTATCGTGAAGCCGTAGCTGCCGCCGCTATATGCCCACGACGCAATATGTGTATTTGGAATAATAGAGTTCGGATGAGTCAGATTGATTAGTAGTTGCCCAGGTTCGGCCCAACGGCCCAATACTGCGCTTTGGGCATAGACGTTAATAAGTGACGATCCTGCTGGCGTGGGCGGATACGATAAGAACCGTCCGGCTGGCACCTCGGCCAACACGTCAACCCCCAGGTTGGTAAACCTAAACACTTCACCAGTTGTCATGGTAAACGTATACAAATCGCCCACGATCATGTTTGTTGAAACGTTCCAGTTATCCAACACGTTCTTTAACTGATATGTACACATCCGCATAACGCAAATCTCCGTGGTTAGAATATTACCGACATCAGTTCGAGCTTCTTGATCGTCCACAACTGGTACATAAACTCTTCGGCTTCTAGTGAGTCAGTCTTAAATCTGACTCTCTGAGAATAAGACATTCCCATAGCAACCGTTTGGCCATTTGGCACAGCTGACGAGAAAAGCAACAATCCATTAGCGTTGTCGACAAAGTATGATATACTGCCGGGTACGACCCAGCGCACGACGTTTGGAATGACTGGGCTTCCCTGGCGCCCAACAATGCGGAACTTTGCTGTCGTGCCGTCACCAACCCCCAAAGTAACCCCGGTGCCCGAACCGTCTGGAGTCCCCGATCCGAACACATTCGTGTCGTTGTCGGTTACGTCCTCCCATGTAAACGGCATAAACGCACCCTTAACGGAGTTAAAGAACTGAACGATATTCTCTAACTCATAAAATGCACTATATCCTATAGGAAACGCTGGTCCCTGGCCGTAACCAGTCGTGTCTCGTATATCCCAGCCATCGCGAAGCACTTGCCAATTTAGCGAGTATTCCCACACCGGCCACGCGAAATCAGCGACTCTAGTTTCACGTCCTGAGGTTCCCCTTTGCATTCGGGTGGCCCAATGGGCAGTCTTGATTAGCGACCACGCCAACGTTGGCCCCGTATAAAACGGTGTAAGCGACAGTGGCGTCGGCGCCAACGGAAACCGCGGCGAAGCCGAAGGTTGGTCAGACATAGCTATCACCTTGGAACAGAGGTACTGTACGACCGATGACTGCGCGCGTAGGCGCGTGCAATGGCGTCGGCATTGTTCATTAGGAATTGCGCGCCGGTACGTTGGTCGATTGTGTTAATGTGAAAGTTAACTGTATGAGAGGGGGCAGGGCCGCTGTCGTTAGTATTGGCGGCATTCTGGACCATTTGGCTTATATGTGCCGGTAAAACCATCTCATTAGCGTGGACCATAGAAAGTATTCCCCCACCTTGGAAACGCGGAACAATCATGCCGCCCGCTGCCGACGGTATAATACCACCCCCTGACAAACCAAACAAGCTAAACAATCCAAGGCCGCCACCACCAAACAGACTCCCGAGGCCACTAAATATACCGCCGATTTGTTTAGGTATACTCATAATACTCGACAACGTACTTGTTATGCCCTTAACTAAGCCAAGCGACTGGCCAAACGCCGACGTCTGACTTGTTGTTCCAGTTGTGGCTGTTGATAGAGCACCGAGGTCCCCCGTTAGTTTGTTGACGCCGGTCGTTAACGAACCAATGCTAGCCGCAGCGTTCTTCCCGGTGCTGCTACCGGAGTCGGCAGTGGTTGGCGCGCCCGACGACGTGGTGGCGATTGGCGACAAGTCGCCGTCAGAAGTGCTTAGTGGCGTAGTGGTCTGTGTCGCATCGCTCATGCCGACTTCTGGCGACTTCAACAGCTTATCGGCTAACGCCTGATCGTCCTTTTGTTTCTTTTTGTCGTCATCGGAGAATAGTGAACCTATTGCAGCAATGCCGCCAATACCAGCTAACGCATAAAGTAGCCATCCCCACTTGCCGAGTCCCGGTTGCACTGGAACCGTGGCGACACTCTGAAAACCTCGACTCTCGGTGCCAATTTTATCGTAAAGCCCACCCTGAGAACTAGCCGCTACAACGTCAGCTGGAACGATCATCTCGCCGGGATGAACAATCGCCAACATGCCGCCCATACTATCGCTTACCCCAGGTCCGTAAGCTCGGCGGCCCGGAAGCCCACCACCGTAGTTACTCAATGCCGCCTTAACGTCACTTGGCATCGACGTGGGAAACGGGATAAGCCCGCCTTGGGCACTGGCAATCCTACCAACGTTAAATGCCAATGGCGACGGTGAAAATTCGGCCGCTGATTCGACTGCTGGTGCAGCCAGCGGCATATAGGATATGTTTGAATCTACTCCCGCCACACGAAACACGTCAGTCACTGCGGCTGACGGCGATAACGTGCCCGCCCTAATCTGCTGACCGAGCCCCCGACCGTATGAACGGTAATAATCGCGCAACGGCGACGGTAGCTCTCCCCCCATCGGGATGCCGGTTACCCGGGAGATGTCCGCTGATGCGGACGCCGGGCTTAAAGTTCCTCCCTTTATCTGTTGCCCAAGACCGAAGCCGTATTTTCTCCAATAGTCACTTACAGAGGTCGAACCGGACTGTGTCCCGCTTCCCGTTATCGAACGGAACAAGTTGCCGATCGACTTGAAGAGGTTTCCGATAAGGCCGCCCTCTTGGAACCCAAGAATACCGCCCGGAAACATCCTCTGATATTCTTCTGTCTCGCTAAGATTTAAGACTCGCTCGCCAGGCGTCAGCCAAGCCGGAACCGTATCGCTAGAATTTGGTGGGGTTAGGCCGCCAAACTGTCTAGCTATCGGAGTCGGCGAGGGAATATTGCTGTTCGCGGGAGAAGCTGTAGCCGGCGTCCCTGGAACATTACCGCCAACAATCTTAACGTCTAGTGGAGCGCCCGTTTTAATGTCGATAACGACCGAGGACTTGATGGCGACGTCAACCGGACCACTAGCGGTGCCGGATGGCTTTGCCGTCGGTAGTGCGCCCGGTTGCTCCGCCGACGTAGTAGCCGACCCGCCAACGTGGGAAATGTCGACTTTCTGGACGGTGCGCGGCCTTGGCATTTCGGCGTATGCGGGCCGATGAAATTCCATACCCTGAATTGAGCGGGTTTCGACTCCAGCCGGATTAGACGCAGCTCCTTGCATATGCGAAGATATAACTTCGACTTTATCGGCCGTCACAGGACCAAGAGTCATGCCAACGTGGCCGGTGTCACCTCGACCCGATGGCCCAACGTAGAACACATCTCCCCGTTGGACGTCCTTGGGGTCGATCTTAGTTCCGAAGTCCTTGAAGCTGCTTGCTAGGGCACTACCGCTTCCCTTGACTCCGGCTTTTTCAAGTGACTCGTTGACGAGTTTGGCGCAATAGTTCTTGAGTTTTTCACCCGAATGTTCTAGTGCCGCCGCGATGGCTTGGTCAGCCTGGCTCCCGGCCATGCTCATTTGGTGCGACTTGTCGGGGAACGCTGACGGTGGCTGTTTGGGGCCAGCCGCAACGTCGGCCTCAGCTTTCTTCCTGGCGTCGGCATTCAGTTTGCGACTTTGTTCGAGTTCCTTCTGCTGTTTGTCCAGGATTTCAGAAATCCTGCTAAGTATCGTAAGGCTTTGCTGCCGCTGCTGGTTGGCAGTCTTTAGCGCCGACACAGTTTCTTTACCAGGGTCTTTCTGTTCTAAACCTAGGGCTTTGCTTATGAGGCCGCCGAACAAGCCGCCCATACCCTCACCGGGCTTAAGATCGACTCCCATAGACTTGGCAAGCTGCTGGGCGAGTAGGTTCTCGCCCAGCTTAAACACTTGCTTGCGAACATTGGTCAAAAAGTCGTATAGCGCCGTCGGTTTACGCTCGAACATATCTTCGAGTAGTGTGCTAAAGTCGTCGCCGAGTTTCTTGCCGAAGTCGGTCCAGATTTTCATAGACTCTTCGGCGGCTTTCTTGTGTTCTTCGTTGATCTTTTTGGCGATCTCCATTTCTTTTTCGGCGCCGCGCATAGCGACTTCAGATTCTTTCTCTAGCGCGGCGAGCTTAGCTTCGGTCTTTATGCCTTCGGCCTGGACTACTTTTTCGTATAGAGCTATTTCTTGGCCGGTGACGCTACTGACTTCTGCTAGTTCGGCTTGGAGGCCTGCTATAACCGTCTCATGATGACGCTGCGTATGGGCGCGCGTCATGTCCATTGCTTCACGTTGAAGCTGGTTCATCCTAACGGTAGAGTCGAGCAACTTAACTCTTGCGTCAGCTCCTTTCATTTCTTCGCGATTTATTTCATCTAGGCCCTCATGTGCTTTCTTAACCATGTCGCGTTGGACTTGCGCCCATTCACGACTATTTTGTCCGAACAGTTTCGCAGCGAAGTCCGACCATTCCTGATAGACTTTCATAATCTTGGCCCAGTCGCCGCGGGCCTCTTCTACCTTTTCGCGTTCGCCAGCCGAGAATATCTCAAAGGTCCGTTGGCGGGCCGTGTTTATATCTCTAACCCATTCGCGCGTAATTTCCTGAAATACCTTTGCAGACTGACCAGTTCGGATGGCCTCCTGCCATATATCGCGATAGACTTGGTTAATTTTGGCGCCGTCTTCTTTTGCTTCTTCGATTTGGGCGCGGCCAATGTCGCGCGCTGCCCCAAATTCTTCGTTCGCAAACTGCCGCTTCAAATTCGACTGTCGTATAAGTTCTTGAGCAAGCTGTTCATCCGACATTCTATGTTCGGCAACTTGCGCCTTAGTTATCGCTATTATTTGTTCTTCGAGAGCCAAACGCTCCGCAGTCCCGCGATGAGTTTCGTCTATCTGCGCTCTTATGCCTGCAATAGTGACTCGGGCCTTCTCGTCCTCGACCCTACGGTGGGCTTCCGCTGCCTGCTGTTCTGCTTTCTGGACTTGCTCACTCTGTTCCGCCCGTCTCTTGGCTTCGTCTGGAGCAATACCCGGACCTGTAAACTTAAGTTCCGCTACGCGCTTCTCTTCCTCAACTCGTTTATCTGCTGCCTCAGCCTGTTTTTCTAACGAAGCCCGGTTTGCCTCAGCCTCGGCAGCAATATCGTTGAGTCTCTTCTGGTGAGCCCTTTCCTCCGAGTCTGTTAAGCTCGACTTTTCCCGTTTGGCTACAAGCTCATCTACACCCCGCTTCGCTGCGTCTATTGCTTTCTGGTCATATTGGATGTCGGAACGCGGCTCGCGCGTACCAATAGTTCCCTCAATCGGCCGGCCAGTTGCCTCTATCATACGCTTGGTGGCGGCCATCGCCTGCCCAAGTTCTTGTGTAGCTCTAGAACGTTCTCTAAGTGCTGACAGACCGTCGGCAATAGCTATATTTTGCTCTCTGAAAGCTTCTGCTAGAGCGGTGGCTGCTTGCTTTGCATTTTTCGCTGGATCTAATGCAGTATTGAGGTCGTTAGAAAGGCGCTCAATAGTTCCAGAAGCACTATTACCAGACTCAGAAAGACCCATCAAAGCAAAAACATTCAGCCACCAATTATTTTGTGCAGTTCGAGCCGTCGTACCAGCAGCCAAAAGTCCTTCGTTATGTTCGCGTGTGCGTTGGGTAACAACTCGAAGAGCTTCACCTTCGTCCAGAATAACCGACACTTCAGCTGACAGCGTCTGGCCAAACTCATTAGTTATGCCCCGCATATCGTAATGTTCTTCGGCAAACTTGGCAGCGGCCACCCCGCTCTGCTTTGCTGCGTCAACAAAGCCTTTTATCGCCTTAGATGGATCTTCCCTCTGTAAGCCCCCAAGACTCTTCGCGAGGTCTTCGACAGCCTGCCGAGCCGACTGGGCAGCCGTCGGCAGCCTATTTAACTCTTGTTGAAGCTCGCGTTCGGTGCCAGCGTATTCCGCCGTCGCTGCTTTATTTCTATCATAATATGCTGCAATGTCTGCTCGTTGTTGCGGGCCGGTTCCCATACCAGCCTGTAAAGCCATCGCGACTTCAGTCTCTTGGATAGACCGAAATCGTTGGTACATTTGCTCTAAAACGTAAGCGACGCTGGCTGCCCCCGCAACCACAGCCGCGATCCACATTCCCCACGAACTCTTAAGAAGCTCAGCCCCAGCCACCATTAACCCAGTGTCGCGCAGAAACGCCGTCGATGACGCGATCATTGCGCCGCGTTGGCCGCGCTGAAACTCATCAAATACCGCGATTACATGTCGCCAGCCGCCCTCGGCCTTAAACGCTGCTTTTTCTGCCTCCTCTCCAAACCGCCTAACGTTGTTTATTTCGTCGCCATGTAAGACTCTAATTCCGCCAGTTGGAGTTCGGCCAAACTTAATTGGGTCGGACAATAAGCCTTGCGACTCCAAGAACCGCTGAGCCGTTGCCTGGTCCGAGTAGTATTTCTTCATACGGTTACCCATTTCGGTAACCGTAGCGTCTAGAGCGGCCCGCCGCCGCTGAAGACTGGCCAATTCGTTGGCTTCAATATCTTGCAAGAAGCGTCGATGATCGCTGACGCTAGACTGAGGCGCAACCTGGGCCTGGAACTTTGTTCGTTCCCGGTAAGCCCGCTCCTGTTCAGAAGCCTCCCGCTTCATGTCCGCAATTATGCGGTTAGTATTTTCTTGACTCTCACGCGCCCGCTTTTGCATAAGCGCGGTTTCTTGGTCGTAATTCCTCTTCTTTTCGGCTAGGCGGGCGGCGTCGGCCTTATTTTCCCGCTCAATGTTGTCTAGGAAACCCCGGGCGCCTGTGTCGCCGCCTGGGTTGGCAAACATCGACGTTCTGGCGTTAATTACGTTTCGGTTTAGGTTGGCATAAGCCGTCTGTACTTCTTCTATTTCTCGTATAACTGGGCCAACGTCTAAGCCGAGTTCGCCAAGGTGAGTTTGCGTCTTTAGTTGGCCAAGTTGCTGAGTTATATCGTTTATTGATGATTTTAATTCAGTTAGGCCGTCAATGGAACCTTTGACGAATGCTCTGCCGCCCGCAAATTCGCCAAACTTCTGAGTCAGACTGGCGAATACATCGCGTGCTGCGGTTTGAAGCTGACGAAGTTGCGCCTCGACCTGCTGGATGCTTTGGCCGGCGAGATTTTCGCCAATTATAGAAAGTTTTACTTCAGGCATAGCGGTTGACCTTGATTAGTAGATCGCGTCTTCGATGGCTTCGTGAAGCTGTCTTTCGATCCACGGCTTAAGCTCAAGCAAGTCTCGCTCAACAAACTTAGCTGTCGACAGATACGGCCGCATAACCTTCATAGTAAAAACTATGTCGCCAGACTTTGCAACAAATCGAAGAGCCTGGGCCTTAGTTGGATATATTGGATATCGACCAGTTTTGTCTTGGGCTTCAATATAACCAATGACCGTTTGCGAGCCCTGACCCTGGACACCGACGTGAAGAGTGGCCGGG